CGTGAGTTGATCCATGGAATTTCCTTCTCCTCGGTCTTCACGCTCGGGCGCTTCGTCGACTTGATGAGGTAAGCATCGATTCCTTCCACGGAAAATATCCATCGGTTCTTCCTCTTCGGTTCGAACTTGTTGGGTAGCATATCGGTGACTGAGAGTGTCTCGGCCATTTTGTCTCCTGTTCCTTAACTATTGTGATAGGGTGAAAAGCTTAGAAACTTGCTGCGTTTCTTGCTTCGAAGTCGATCGAGACGAATTCCGCCGAGCGCGTCGGCTGGAGGTAGATCTTGCCGCGGATGGTGTTGTTCTCGATGTCAGCCTGTGTTGTCGTTGTGGCATCGATCTGAACGCGATACCTCTCAACACCACGCTGGGCCTGGATCTGCTTCATGATCGGGGTCACCGCCGCGTTGAAGCGAGCGATCGTCGAGGCCCGGTTCGGCTCGAAGAGCAGACCGTAAGCGACAGCCTTCACCCGACGACGTACCTCGATGAGGAGACGACGGACGTTGACACGGTCAAGGGCGCTGCCCTCGGCGAGTAGGGTCCGCTGTCCGTTGATCACGATGCCAGCGCCAGGGGAGGCGATGATCGGGTTGATACCTGCATCGTACACGGTGTCCACGTTCTCGGCGAGGAACTTCGTGCTGAGCTCCTCGGCAGGGATGACGGCACGGACGTAACCGGCGGGAGCGTACCAAGCGTAGGCGATCTTATCGTTCTGCGCGTATGCACCGAGGACCATCGTGGATGCAGGAACCCTTGTCGAAGCTGCAACGCCGGTTCCCGGATCGACGCTAGCGAACATGTCCGGGAAGTAAGCTGCTCCGAACGAGTTGTTGAAGCTGCGCGAGCGGAACCGGGTTGTCGTGTAGCTGACGTTGACGCTCGGGTACGTTGTTGAGGAGAGGGACGCCGTGACGTAGTTGTTGTTGTCGTCCTTCAGCTCAACGTCCATGATGTACAGGGCATCGAACTTCGTCTGCATCGAGCTCAGCGCGTAATCGGAAACCGCCGGATGACGAACATCCGGGATCGCGAGCAGGCTGATGTCAGCGTAGGTCTTGTTCGCCATGATATCGACCGCCTTACGGTAGGCAGCAGCCGTCGGACCGCTGAGCTGGCCCTGGTTCGTGTTGTCCAGCTCGCGCCTGATCGCTGAGTCCCTCATGTAGAACTTGTCAGCATCAAAGACGTTGAGACCGTCGAAACCGCCCTGCATGAAGGTGGTGAACTTCAGGTAGCTCCTGTTCGAGGCGTACTGGAAGTCAACGTTAGTATCAACAAACCTACCGGAAGCTCCGACAATGGTACCATTGCGACGGTAGACTGCCTCATCCCAACGGGCGCTATCGATCGTACCGTCGGAGCTCGTCATCACCTGGATCCTCTCCAGGGTGAAGAGGTTGTTGTTGAAGAGGTCCGCATCAACGACGGATCCATTGACCGTTACTGCTCCTGCGTTGTCACCGACCCACGGGTTCTGGTACGTCGTGTGGTACCTTGGGAAGTACTTCGTGTAGGCAGAAAGAGCTGATGCATCGAGCAGTGAGCTCACGACCGTCGTTCCGTCGTTCGGCTGTGCCAGGGAGTTGCAGACATTGAACTGCGGACCCCAGTAGTACTTGCTCTCACCGGTCGCGTTCGGATCGGCAGCGGCAGCGCCGACGTTGATCGAGCGGCGGAAGAACACCGGGAACTCGCGGGCATTCGTGGTTGGGACCGTCAGGTGAGAGCTGTTACCGGCCGAGCCGGTCGTAAGGAAGCCCGAACCCGAAGTTACGAGGTGATAGAGGCCGCGGGTTCCGACTGGAAGCGTGTTCGTCGGAACGATCTTGTTGAGAACGTCATCGGAGATCTCAACTCTCACACGACGTGATACTTTCCCGTAGAGACCTTCCTCAACGATCTTCTGCGCGTCGACAGTGCGATCAAAGTCGAAGTATGTGTTCTGATCACCGATCTTCTTGCCGATGAAGCTCGCGCTGTCAGGATCGAGATCGCAATCGAGATAGCTCTCGAGAACCACCGGAGCGTCATCGGTATCGTCCCACGCGCGAACCTTTACCGTGAACTTCGCGTAAGCGTCGACAGTCGTCGGGTACTTGATGTTCTCAACAGCGATCTTGAAGAGCTCGTTCGCGGTCTCACCGTCGCTCCGGGCATGCAGCCTGAAGAGGTCGTATCGTGTGCCAAAGTTCTGAGAAACGATGAACGGCGTTGACGGAGTCCGGAAGCGATCCTCGAAACCATCGTAGTTCGGAAATGTTGCGGTGCCGTCGTTCCTCGACTGGGATCCTGATAGGCAGAAGACGATCTCCTCAACCGGAGTTGCGATGTCTACCCTACGAACAGTCGACTCTGCAGCGATTCCGGATCCTGTCGGAACTGCAAAAGCGCTGAGGACATCGTAGTGATTGTACAGAACGTATCCATGCTCCTCGACCAGAAGCGGATTCGTGTTAAACTTCTTAGCAAAGTAGGAATCTGCCGTGGCGTCAAAAGAAGCGCTGAGCACGCTTGGGTACGTCGCCGAATCGGTATGACCGTTCAGCAGCAGCACGAAATCCTGCTTTCCGCTACGAAGATCGAGGGATCCCGTGAACCACCCTCTTGCTGGTGACGCTGTCGTCGCGGCCGCAGAGTAGGTGGTTGAGTTGATTCCTGGCGCGGAGCTCGAGACCGTGATCTGCACACCCGACGCTGCGAAGATAACCCCTCTCACGATGGGCTGAGCAGCTGTGCTTGTCTGTACCCCTGCATCCGAGAAAACCCAGGAGCCCACCGATTCCGACATGTAGCATCCCAGGAAGTACGTTCTACCCTCGATACCCAGCGTGGTCGCGTATGGATTATTTCCAAGCTGGCCGTTCACAGTCTGAACTTTACGTGAACCTGCCACGAAGCCTGCGTTGGTCACCTTGCCGGCGTTCGCGCCGCTGGTTGAACGTTTGTTTCCGTCACCTGCTCCAAGAACACGAACGTACGTACCAGCCGTCGCGTTGTTGAGCCACTGGTTTAACGCCAGGGGCGATGGATAATTCGTGTCAGCGTACCCGAACTCGGTCCTGAACTGCACGTTATTCGCGAATGTAACCGGAACGAAAGCAGTACCTTGCAGCGCTGGTCCGATAACTCCCGCAGCACGACCCGTAGGTTGAACCTCGGTGGTGCCGCCCGTGCTATCGATCTCATTTAGTGTTATGCCTGGTGCAGCCATTAGTTGAACTCCTTAATCTCTCGCTTTAACTATTGCAGATTAGACGAACTCGACGCCCGCGGGGGTGATGATAAAGTCGACGGCGATGAATTCTACCGCTCGGGTCGGAACAACCACGATCCTGCCGTTCAACCTGCTCGCTTCGATGTCAGCCTGCGTGTTATTCGTATCGTCGCAGATGATCCTGAACTGCTCGATTCCGGCCTGCGCCTTGATCAAGCTGAGAAGCGGCGTTGCACGATCGACGAATGCTCTACGTGTCGTCGCGTCGTTCGGCTCGAAGATGAGACCCCGGGCGACCTGCTGGATCACGCGCTTCAGCTCGAGGAAGAGCCTGCGCACGTTGACGCGATCGAAGGCGGACTTCGCTGTCTGTAGGGTGCGCTGACCGAAGATCACGAACCCGTTTCCTGGGAACGTTGCGATTGGGTTGACCAGGTTCTCGTACAGGTAATCACGATCAGACGTGCTCAGCCTTACTTCGACGTTACCTACGAAGTCAAGAGCAGCGCGATTGAAACCAGCTGGAGCGTACCACGGGTAGGAGACCTTATCACCGTAAGCAAGCGCGCCGAGCGACGCGACGGACGCTGGGGCTTTCACACGACGGGCAGATGCCGTGTCGTTGATGAAAACGTCAGGGAAGTAGGTAGCCGTGTAGTTGCTGTTCAGGTTGCGCGCGATGAGAGCGTCGGACGTCTTCGTCACGTTCGGCTTGAGTCCAGTTGAGTCCTCGAAGATTCTAACATTAGAATCCGTGTAGCCTGGGATATCGAGGATGTACATGCCGAGAGCGTAACTTGGAAGCCTGCGGATGATGTAGTCGGTGATCAGCGGCTCTCGAATTCCGGGGACGGCCGTCACGTTGGTGTTTACCGTGAGCTTGTCGGTCATAAGCTTCGCGGCGATCCGGTAGGAGTTGACAGCGTTGTTGCTCAGAGCCTCGCCGTTAGGATCGTATCCGAGCCCAGAGCGTACGAGTCCCGCCGCGGTGCTCTCAGCGAGACCACCGGCATCCGTTGATGTTGCGCGGTCACCGAGGCGGGATGCGGCAGCATCGAGGATGTTCACGCCGTCGAAACCACCGTAGAACATCGTGGTGAACTTAGCGTACTCGTTGAACCTGTTGAATGTGTTCGCTGATCCCGAGAGAAGCGATGCGAACGTGAGACGATCACTCGTATCCGTGATCCTGTAGTCAAGGGAATTCGGTACGCCGTTTCTGATGTAAGCGACCTCCTTCATGTGAGCCTCGACGGTTCCTGTCAGATCGGTAAGCGAGGAGTTCGAGAATGCAACGCGGGCGAGGGTGAACTTGTTCGCGTTGAAAGCGTCGGCATCGGACCCCGTCACGAGAGCATCGAGCTTCTGGATTCCCTGGAACTTCGAGTACGCGAGAACGAGAGGGTTGAAGGATACCCCAGCGTTCGAGTTCATGACCGAGTTCTCGATCTTGCCTGTCGTCGTTCCGGATGGAACGAGCTTCTCGAACTTGACGCCCCAGTGAAGCCTCGAGTCCGGGATCTCGAATATACCGGGCTGTCCGGTGTATGCTGTTCCGTTCACCTCTCCGTTCGTCACCTTGAAACGAAGCGGAAGCGGTGGAACGATCGAACCGGTCAG